GTCATCTCAATCTTTCTCTGTTGAGGGAAAATTGCCAGGTAGGAAATCCTTAGTCTATTATGAGGACATTAGTGGACTCACTTATTTTGGTTCTGATGGAAACAAGGTTTTGATTAATAACAAGTCCGCTATCGTTAGAACTAAGTTTTCAGAAGAAATTGTTGAGGTGCTGTCCGATTACCTGCCGGCTAAGGATGAAGTGTATGTTCCTGCGCTTATGAAACCTATGGTAACTAAGTCAGGAGAATATATATCTCCTTGGAACATTGGTATTAGGAAGATAAACCACGGTGACATTATGTTAGACAGTAAGAAAGTTGATAAGTGCATTGAGCTGGTTACTGATCGAATTATTTCTGAATTCGTAAAAAATGGAGTTAAAGATCTGAGTCCTATACCTGTAGAAAATGCAATTAATGGCACTCCTGTGGATTGTTACGTGAATCGGATCAACGCCTCTACGAGCCCTGGATATGGTTATGTTGGGAAAAAGAGTGATTATCTTCCTTATTTTGATGAAAAGGATGCTATTAGGCAACCTAATGAGGAGATTCAACAAGATATGGAAGAAATGATTTCTACTTACCTGAATGGTGACATGGCTCATCCCCAATACAAGGCTGCACTTAAAGATGAAGTTCGTTTATTGGAGAAAGCTCTTGCTGGAAAAACTAGGTTGTTTTATATGTCGAATTTATCTCACTTGATTGTGAGTAAAATTTTTTTAACCAAGTTTTTTACGCACATAGTTGCTTACGGCGAATCAGTCTGCACTGTGGTTGGTATAGACATGCATCGAGGAGCTGAACGATTAAAAAATCTGATCAATCCTGACGGAACTGTTACTGATTTTCTCGAAGGTGATTGGGGTGGTTTTGATGTCAAGACACCTGCTGTCATATCCCACATTTGTGCATCTATTATATATAGAGTGCATGAAAAATTCGGAGCAACCAAACAACACTTGGAAATCTTGCGAGGCCTGTTATCAGACGATGTGTTTCCTATTATTAATATATTAGGTGACATGTTTGAAACGGCTGGACTTACTCCTTCTGGAAAGGATAGAACTGCTGAGTTTAACGGTTTGAAGAACTTAGTTTTGTTTATGCTTGCTTGGTTGGATTCGGAATATTGCGATCTGGATTTCTTTAAACACTTGTTTCCTATTACTTATGGAGACGATGTGGTTGTAGGAAATAAGGATTGTCCGAATTTCGACAATTTATATATGGCCAAATTTGCTGAAACAATTGGTATGGAATATACTAGTGCAAGTAAAGACGGTACATTAACTCCATTCGTGGATTTTGACAAACTATCTTTTTTAAAACGTAAGTTAGTCACCCTACGTAATGGAAAAATGTTAGCTCCTATTAACCATAACACAATATATAAGGCACTTCAATGGACTATGCCAAGTGAATTTTTATTATCTTCGGATCAAGTTCACTCTGCTCTCAGTTCCATGATGTACGAAATATTTTGTTATATGCCAGAAGATGAAGAAAAATATTTAGAAATGGTAAATAGAGTTAAGACTTTGTATGAGGAAAAATACTTAGTCGAATGTGGTTCCCTACCCACCTTTTTGGATTGTTCAAATAGAATGTGGGGAAATCGTGCACAGGATGTGGTTACGGAAGAATTGCCCTTTGAAGTGGGGTCGTTTTTTACGCAATCTTATGCACTTAACCAGGGATTTTTATCCCTTACTTCAACGTCGAACGGCTATGATACCGTAAACCGTGTCGACGATAAACCACAATGGTATGCTGAAGAAAAATATTAAGATCTCGACTTACAAGATCTAAAACTTGGTGAGTTATATGGGTTAGCAAAATCTCTGCGTAATCCATCTTTGCCCATTAAAATGCGCAGAAGAATGCGAAAGAAAGTATCGACTCTTATAGAGAAGCTTGAAGCAGAAAACCTCGATATGAAATTTTCTTTTCAATCTGCGGAATCTGATGCTTTGGGTGAAGTAAAGATGATGAGTACAAATGAGAACTTAATTGAAACAATTCGTGATGAGATTAAGGTTCCAGAAGGCAATATATTTAATCTTATTGAGTCCACTCATTTGACCAATGATGATATATTTGCACGACCAGTTACTATTTACAACTCTAATATTTCAGATACGTTGCAAGTATTTAATATATGGTCAGATTATTTCTCCGACCCTACTGTTAGATCTCGTTTACGAAATTTTGCATTTTTTAGTTGTTCTTATTTGGAAGTTACTATTACTACATCAGGAACACCTTCTGATAGAGGAATTCTCTTGCTCTCATACCAGCCACTTGCTTTGGAGAATGCAGCTCTTACCGCTATTGAAACTAATTTTTCCACTTATGGTGTTAGGTATATGTTATGGGCGTATCTTAGTCAGTCTAAACAATGTGCGTATCTCGATGTCAAGTCAAATAACACTGTTGTTATGAAGTTACCCTTTATTTGTCCTAAGCCTATGGTCAGGCTTTACAATGAAAGTTCTAGTGACTTGTCCAGTGCTACTGATTTCTCAGATATAGATGATTTGGGAGACTTATATATGGCACCATTGCTTAATGTGTCTTCTGCTGCTGGTACTACTAATGCTTCTGTTCATATTAGAGCTCGTGTAGTTGGCGCGAAGTTGGCAGGCTTGACAGCCACACGTATTGACATTGCAACCCAGTCAGAGCTGCGACGAGGACCTGTTGAGATGATCAGTAGTGCTGTTGCAGCAATGTCGGGAGTTTTGGTTAATCATCCAGTCATTGGATCCTATGCAAAAGCTTCTCAGATGGTGTTCTCTTCTATTGCATCACTTTCTGCTCATCTTGGTTGGAGCAAACCTGTCTTGGACGAGTTAGTCCATACGGTAATCCCTAGTCAAGGTGAAAATGAAAGTCTCGGTATCGGAAATTCCGCTGCCAAGCGTATTGTACTTGATCCACTTCAGGAGGTTTCTGTTGATATGCGTGTTTGTGGTGACAATGATGATGATATGGTAATTTCATCTATAGCAGATAGATGGAGTTATCTAGAGGCTTTTGATTGGTCGCCGTCAAATGCTCCTATGTCACTTATTCATTTCCAAGCTGTCACCCCTCAACAAATGCCGTATACGACTGACGTTTCTGTAAATGTGTATCAGCCTACTGCATGTGCATTTGCTGTAATGCCATTTTCATATTGGCGGGGAGATGTACATTTTCGGTTTATGGCTGAAACGTGTGCTTATGATAGAGGAAAACTTGGATTCTTTTATGAACCGAATATATATCAGATTAGTAATATTATTGCTAACCTGAGCACGAATAAGAATCCAATTGCAGTACTTGATCTCTCTACGGACAGTTCTATAGATATTTGTGTCAAATGGTCACGCGATAATTTTTGGTTAGATGTTTCACCTCCTGGTGATTTAATCTCGTTGGAAAGTCTTGCTATACCAGACTCTTGTAATGGTGTACTTTTGGTTGCCCCAATTACAGAGCTACAATCCCCAGATTTAGCTACAATATCGGTACATGTATTGACCAAATGTGCCAATTTGAGAGTCCAAGGACCTACGTCTGACAACTTGCCTCTTGAAAGATTTTTTAATCAATCAGGAACTTTTACGTCGGTTACATGTATCGAAATTAATGAAGAGACATGTCCTGGTGACCCAGCATCTCAATTGATGTTTGGAGAGGAACCTATTTCCTTTCGTACCTTGCTGAAGAGGTACAACACTGTATTCTGGGATACAGTATCAACAACTTCAGCGGCCCGCTTAGCTACTAGCACTATGCCTATGTATCCTTTTCCTAATCCTAATTTTGGAGATACGGTCGATGGATATCCCACCTTGTTTGGATATCTTCGGTTCGCCTATCTCGGTATGAAAGGAGGGACTAGGTACATTACACAGTATAGTAACAGTACACAGAGCGGATTTATGGCTAGGGCTTGGGCCCATCCTTCCCTTGGTTATTTGAGATCCTCGCTGGCGGAAAGTACAGACTTTCCTATTTACCAGCTTGAAGGAACCATCACCACGGGAATTAGCCTGAACCCCAATTTGGAATTTGAAGTTCCTTACTCATATAATGGATTGTTTTTGTTGTCTTTTAACGAAAGTCCTTATGGAGTGACGAATACACTTTTTAAAGCGGGGGGTAGATTGTCTATTGAGACATCAGTTGAACTTTTTGGAGAGACTGAGGTCAGATATGGAGAGCACTTTTCTACCGCAGAGGATTTTACTTTTATGCGCTTTACTGGCGCGCCTCTGTTTTCTGACTCTGCCGAGTGAACGGCTTAATATAAATGTAGTGC